ATGAAAAAAACAGTACTTTCACTGCTATTACTGGCGTGCGCGGGAACGGCCGCCGCTGCGCCGCAGATTATTACGGTAAGCCGTTTCGAGATGGGCAAAGACAACTGGGCGTTTAACCGCGAAGAAGTCATGCTCACCTGCCGTCCGGGCAACGCGCTGTTTGTGATCAACCCCGCCACCCTGATGCAATATCCGATCAATGACGAAGCCATGGCGCAGGTCAAAGCCGGGAAAACCACCGGTCAGCCCATCAGCGTAATTCAGGTAGACGACCCGGCGAAACCCGGCGAGAAAAAGAGCCTGGCGCCGTTTATCGAGAAAGCCAAAACGCTCTGTTAAGCGTTTACGGGCATAAAAAAACCGCAGTACCGTGGAATACGGGCTGCGGTTTTTTATTAAGTGATTACGTTTGGTGAGGAATTTTTTTGGACCACTTTTGTCGCGGACTGGAAAACCTGACATCGTAATCTATTCTTAAAGGGCAAGGCGATTTCAGCCTGCATTAATGCCAACTTTTAGCGCACGGCTCTCTCCCAAGAGCCATTTCCCTGGACCGAATACAGGAATCGTATTCGGTCTTTTTTTATCTCCCTTTCCAGACAAGCACTTACGCGGTTCCGTCCGAAAATGTCCGAAAATTGTCCGAATCATCATATCCGGTTTTCCAACCGTTATACCAGAATAAAATCGTTTTGGCGCGTATCGAGATACTTTTCGGTCGTCTTTTCCGAAACATGTCCGAGCAGTTTCTGAGCGAATTCTTTGCCAAATTCTTTCTCGTATAGTCTTCCTGCCAGGCTTCTGATTTCGTGAAAAGTAGGTGGGTTATCTCCCAGTGTAAGCACCAGGTCTCTGCGTGCCTTCACAAATCCTTTCGTTAATCCGTCAGGGTGGATATTGCCCAGCGGACTATTTTTACGAAAGCCTGAGCTAACCAGAAAATCTGAACTGTTCCCCACTTTGCATTGCTCAATAACATCACGCAAACGAAGCCCGGTACTTTGAAGCTTCAAATCCAGGGTGATCGCAATCCTCATCCCGGTTTTAATCTGGACGACATGAAGCCGGTCATTTTTGATATCCGAAAACTTCATCGCGGCAATGTCTTCCCGGCGCTGTCCGGTACAAATTGCAAGGTCCATGCCGTTTGCGAACCACGCCGGCAAAACATGCGCGTTTCGCCTGATAGAATTAAACAGTTCCAGGTCCAGCCTTTTTCTTTTTACCTCAATCTTCGGAGATTTGGTTGGTTCAACCGGATTTACTGATACCCGTCCGTTAACAATCCCCTCGCGAAACACGTCGGACAGAACCGAGCGAAAGGTTGTGGCCATAGTCATCTTATCTTCATCTGTCCATCTTCTGAGAAATTCAGCGATATGTAATGTCGTTACTTTCGTCAGGACCATTTTGCCAAAATGTTCGCCGATGGTTTCAAGATGTCCCTTGCGCGCCTTAAGCGTAACTTCTGCCAGATCGCGCTTATCCAGGATCTTCTGATATTCTTTCAGCCATTCAGCAACCGTGTATTCGTGCTCGCCTTTGAGTTGCTCCAGCAGGGTGACCGGGGAGTAATTCTGGTCAAGAAAATTATTTGCTTCGATCGCCTGGGCTATCGCGTCACGTTTGGAAATCTTTCCCAGAGGGATCTCTTTCCCGGTTAACGGATTGCGCCAGGCATATGTTTTACGTGACTGGCGGTAAGTCAGATTTCTTGGCAAATTAGAATCATATTTTTCCCGCCTTTTGCTCATTCTGCAGCTTCTCCAGCAATGTGCCTTTTCTTGGGCGCCGTATGTCCATTCCATTCAGCGGCGCAGTCAAACAGTGTTTATTTGGACGTATATAAATTGCGTTGGGCTCAACTTGATATCTGGTGCCATGCCGTTCCGGTGGCGGGTAAATGTTCCCGTTCCTCGCCCAGCGTCGTAACGTTGCTACAGAGGGAGGGCAGGTGTAGGTATCTTCGGCCCATTCCTCAAGCGTAACGAGTTTTGCCATCACGTTGCTCCTCAACCCGACCAGATCATAAGTGCCTGGCCGGGTTATTTCTGAATTACCGAAATCAGTTTGCTGTCAGACGCTGCCAGATAGCCGAAACGTATTTAGCCTGATGGCGCGCATCAGCCAGGGCGTTGTGCTTATCCCCCTCGAAGGGGATGTCGTAGCGCGGATTGATACCAACGGCATTACCCAGTTCTACGATAGTACGCACGTCACGATCGTTTACGAACCGCCAGGGTGCCGCGCCTCCTACCAGTCCATAACTTTGCTTAAGCAGCACATTGTCAAACGTCGCGCCATTGCCCCAGACCTGAACCGATTTGGTTCCGTTAGCTGCGTTTTCGCAAAGAAACTCGCTGAACAGGGTGAGAGCAACATCAAGATCGGCAGCATCTTCAACCAGCAACGCTGAGCGGGCTTCTGATGACTGTTTCATCCACCACAAAATGGTGCTGGCATCCGGTTGAGCCCCAAATCTCATAGCGGACGCCAGGTCTACCACCTGATAGAACTCCGGGCCTGTCTCGCCAGTTGATGGCTCGAAGAATACGGCGCCGATGGAGACGATAGGGGCGTCAGGGTTTGAGCCCACTGTTTCCAAATCCACCATTAGATGCGTAAACAGTTTGCTGGTGGATACCGCAGCCTCATCAGTTACGGTATCTGCTGACGGATCAGGTTCAACATCATCTGCATCTGTTGCCTGGTTCGCTGATATCTGAGGATCATTTTGTTTTTCGATACTGACAGTCGCTTCCATCTGCACATCGCTGGTGGTCTCCACATTTATCGGTGAACGGTCATCGGTTTCTGGTTGCTTTTCGTTCATCAGGCCATCAATGGAGAACACGCCGTTGCCCATGTTAGCTATTTGAGGTTGTTCAGCTGATGCCTTCTGATCTGCTGCTTCATTCTCCCAGCTCGCTTCCGGCGCGTGTCTGGCTGCCGCCAGGGTTTCTTCTGGTGGTGCTTCGTGGTTGCTTTCAGTCAGGTAGGCGTTTATGTAACCGGTAAGGCGTCCGGGATATTGATGGCACTCAGGGTGAGCACTTCTGATTAGCGCGAAAATTACCGCGCGCGAGTAGTCCAGGATGCCTGGTGTCTTGCGCAGCGCAGCAGACCACTCCTTAAACGGGCTTTCATTTTTCTGAACGATTTCTTTAGCACGACGGTGTACACCGCCCGGGATGTCGTAGATATTGAAATCCATCGGCAGTGTGGCCAGCGCGATCTCAACATCCAGAGTGTCCAAGGTGTGCACATAGTCCTGGTTACGATCGGTCGCGATGCCGCCGCCAGCGTTCGTGCCGGTGTCGGTGCGCTGCACATGGCTGATGCGTTTGCTTTTGACCCACTCTTTAACCAAAATCCCACGGTCAATGTAGTCAGTGGCCGCCCAAATTCTGGTGAAGCGCAGAACTAACGCGAGCTCATGACGTTTGTCCTGACTGAAGACCTGACGAATGGCTTTGGTGTAGCGCCACAGGTCTTTGGTGTCATAACCTTTAATTTCTTCGCAGTTTTCTGCAGCCAACAGCAGGTTCTGGACGTAGCTGTTATCAGTGTCCATTTCCAGCGCAGCAATCTCAGCATGTTCAGCACGTGTGATGTGGTGGCGAAGTTCGTCCGCCGTCAGTTGCGAGAGCAGCTGTTTACGGAACGACATTTTGCAAACGGGGTAGTGTGGACCACCATCATCGTGTTCGCTGATCTTCAGACCATGCTCATACAGAGATTTTGGGGCCTCAGGCTTGGCTGGAAGCTTGCCGCTCTTCCAGTCTTCAACCAGCTGGTTGCGGTCATCGGCCTTAATCCAATCTGACATAAAGGCGGCCAGCAGTGAGGATTCGTGTTCTTTGTCTAGGGAGAAGACTTCTTTGACGGCCTGCACCAGTTTCCACTCGGCATGCAGGCTTAGTTCGCTCATATCAGGAACGTCAATCCTTGCCTGCAGCAGGTTGTGGAGGTAGCTATTGTTATCATCCATCACCAGTTCATTGGCAACGATTTGCTGTTCCTGGCTGATCTCCGAAAGGTATTTGTCACCCAACAGATGAACGGCGAAGCGGACAGCCGGGGTACGATTTTCAAGCAGGGAGGTGTTGCCGGCGTCTGCAGTATCAGTGGCGGTTACCGGCGCGGCAGGGAGATCCGCATCGATGGTGGCGGTGCTGGCCGGGGCGAGAGAATTTTCTTCCTGTTCCGCGGCGCCCGGAATCACTTTCCAGGTGCGCTGGTCGTCGGCCAGCTCGTAGCGATCGCACCAAGTATCATCGAGCACGCCTTCAGCGGGCAGGTCGTCAACTACAAACCAGTTCGTACGAACCGGAAGCTGATAATCGGCACCCCGGCCAACTTCAATATCGGCGTCGTCCAGTATGTTGAGAATTTCGCGCTCTGCGCGGGAATCGGATTTCGCTTCAAACCAGCAGAAAAGATTTTTTGCTTCAGCGGCTTTTGCTTTGGCTTTAATCAGATACGCATATGTAGCCATTGTATTCGGGCTCCTTAAGGCTGTAAGATACCCGGGACTTTGATAGCTCCCTTAGGGTTGTGGTCATTGTTCAAAACTCGTTCCGGAAAGCTTTGGTCGGCTGACCGGGTACTTAACCCGCCTTGCGCGGGTTTTGTGCTTTATGGGGTGGGAAGTTTTCCGTTAGCCAACTGAGTAACCGGAACCCATTCAAGCGCGTCCATTACCGGCTTAAAGCCGTCGGGGATAGCGGTGACCGCGCGGATAACATCGGCCACACTGGTGTTTGATTTATTGAGGTGGTAACCACCTCCCGGGCCGCGCTGACTACTCACGATGTTATTGCGGCGTAATTTGCTAAATATCTGTTCAAGGTAAGAAACAGAAAGATTCGATTCTGTGCTGATGATCGACAGTGCAACCGGAGAGCCGTCGTAAACCCGGCTTAACACGGCAACGGCCTGAACCGATGCCACTACGCGTTTCATTCCAAATTCCATGGTTACCCCTTTACCGGTTCGCGGCCATAGCCAGGGTTATCTTCAATAACATCGAGCAGAACCTGTATTGCTTCACCATGCGGGAGAGTAAGCGCAAGCTTAATGGCGGTACCGAACGACTCAGCGGCCAATTCAAACTTCTGCGCGAGCCGGTTAGCTTCTTGGGTTTCTTCTTCTACTGCATCCATTTCAAACTGATGCTCCTGCCAAACTTCTTCTAATACTTCTTCTTCCACTTCACCGCGTAGCGCCTCTTTGACTTCCAGAACGGGCAGGATGCCAATTAACTGCTCTGCTGGTGCGCTACTGAATCGCAATGCCAGTTCGTTTGCTGACATAAATCCTCCGGAAAAAAGGCCCGCCGAGGCGACGGGCAAAGAGAACTTTTCCAATTTAACCAGAACAGGTCTTCGTCTCCTGTTTGGTTGCGATGGCGGTATTGCCATCACGATGCCCTTCGCGACGAGCATCAGGCTGGCAACAGCCATGGTCATTACTCAAAACTCGATTAAAACTTCACTGTTGGCTGTTGGTCGTCAGCCTCGAATTCAATCATTTCGAACCTATTTCAGGGTTTCCTTTCTGCGCCAGGAAGTAGCAGAGCTGGCGAAGACGAGCGGTAATCCAGCTCAGGCGAACGGCCTGACACCCCACAGGGTTACGTGCATAGTCGATCATATTTTTTATCCTCTGATGCCTTTTGCGTCTGGCCGACGGAACGGTTGAAACCTGCTGCGCGATTAGTCTGGTCATCTCATCCGGTGTTTCGTATGCCGCCGGCAGCTACTTCGTGGGCGTCCTGCCTGGATGACTGAATTTCTAAAATCAGACTACAAATAAATATACCACTAGTCAATGCAATTGATAATAAATATACCAGATAAGATGTCGGCGGTGGGGTTGAAGGAAAACGAGGGTGTAAAAAAAGCCGCAAAGAGCGGCTTATATGCTAGCGAAATGAGATTTTTTACTGGGCGGGATCGACTTTTCTTCTTTTTAAAAACTCAGCCATAAATGCATCAAGCTCCTCCAGCCTTTCGTTAGCTAAAGAGATAAACCTATCTTGTTCCGATTCTGGCAACTGATCAAAGACGTTTAGTAGAGCTGATTGCTTAGCATTCAAAACTGTTTTGCTCTCTGTAGTTGCAGTCAGATTTCTCTCTTCTTCGTCGGACAAAAAGAACCAATACAGTGGTTTACCTAACGCGGCAGGTAGCAAAGCCAACTTTTCCTTACGAGGAAATATTCCCGCGTTACACCAATGGCTGACGGTCTGGGAGTTTACGCCAATTCGGCGCCCCAGCTCTGATTGAGAGATACCAGCCTCATCTAAGGCCCTTTGCAACCTTTCTTCAAAGTTCATGTTCAGATCCAAAACTAAACAATAACCAAGCATACAAAGTTTCTTTTCAAATGTGGTCAGTTAAATTTCTTGACACTGCTAAATTATTTATCAATTATGTGGTACAAACTTTAGGAGGAGCTATGCAAGAAACCGTACAGAAGAAAATCATTTCAATTTGTGGAAGTCAGTCAGAGTTGGCGCGCCGCTTGGGGAAAAATTCTCAAACGGTATCTGTCTGGTTTCGAACTCAGGTTGCAAGCACGGAGGTTCTCAATGCTTGCAAGGTATTGGACTGGCAGGTAACTCCCCACGAGTTACGCCCCGATCTTTATCCCAACCCAACTGATGGTTTACCTCAGAAGGAATCCTAATCATGTATTCAGCAACTTATCAGAATCATAACCAGCGATTAGCCGTTCCGTTGAAATCGAAAAATCAGAATGAGCCGCGCCGCAGGGATAGCATTCACCACCAGGCGATATTTGCAGCCGTTCGTGAGTGGGAATCGACCCTTCCCGGGCAAGCACAAAGAAAAATCGCCCTGCTGGTGGATGACCAGTGGCGCCAGCAGGGCGGGCGGGGCATCACTGTTAGTAAGCAGAATTTATTCCGCTATCTGAAGAATGAACACTGTTCAGCGAAATACACCTCTTACGTCATGCAGCTGGCACCCGCAATCTCCGCAGCCATGCCAATCGAGATCGCGCGTAAGCACGGCTTGCGTTCTGGCAAAACAGAAACGGAGCTGGTGGCGAGCGCGGTTAAAGAGTGTAGCGAGGCTCACCAGGCCAAATTGATAGGCGCTCCTCTCAGCAAACTGGAGAAAGAGATCCGGGAAGCTGCAATTTCACTTTTTAACATGTTACCGGCTGATGCCGCAGGCCCACTGCTGGCAAGCATTAGCGCCGTGGCGCCGCAGTGTTTTTGATACGAGTTTTGACCAATGAAAACAACCCTAAGCGGGTTCAGGAGTTAACCAATGGCCGGAGACTGGATCAAGATGCGTGCTGGTCTGCATACGCACCCGAAAGTTGTCCGCATTGCGTCCGCACTGGATGCGGACAGATTGCGGATAGTCGGCGCATTGCATGCAACCTGGTGTCTTTTTGACGCGCATTCAATTGACGGTGTGCTCGACGGCTACACGAAAAAAACGCTGGACGACATGATTGGCTTTCCCGGCTTTGCCGCAGCAATGATAAGTGTCGGATGGCTCTGTGAAGAAGAGGTAACTCTCTGTATGCCAAGGTTTAACGAGCACAACGGACAGTCAGCAAAACGCCGCGCGCAGGAGGCTGACCGCAAGAGAAGTGTCCGCAAAGCGTCCGCATCTGATGCAGACAAAAAGCGGACCAGAGAAGAGAAGAGAAGAGAAGAGATAAAAGAACAAGAGAGAGAAGATCGCGCGCCTGAAGAAATTCAGGACGAAGAAAACCCGCAGGACGCGTTCGAACCTCCTCTAGGCAAATTCGCGATCATTGGCAGCTGGAAACCAGCCCCTGAGTTTGAACGTCGCGCCGCGCTGTGGGGGATTCATCTCGGCGAAGCGCCCGGCTATACGCCTGAGGAGCTTCAGCAGTTCCGGGACTACTGGTCTGTCGAAGGCCGTGTGAAGCATCACCAGCAGTGGGAACAGACTTTTGCACAGAGTCTGCGAAGCCAGCGGGAACAGGCGCAACGCAACGCGGGTCGGCAGAAGACTGCGACGCTCGCGGTACCGCAACCGGGTAACACGATTCCAGACGGATTTACGGGGTGATCATGAAAACCAGCAGCGAATTAATCGGACGCCTGCAGCGACTCATGCCGGCGGGCATCAAACCCAAGTTCTCCAGCGCTGAAGAGCTGATGGCCTGGCAGCAAGAAGAGGGCCGTAAGCACTGCCTCGAGGTGGAGAAACTGAACCAGAAAGCGCGTGCGGATCGTATTTTCGGGCGCTCCGGCATCTGCGACCTGCACCGCAGCTGCACGTTCAAAAACTACCAGGTAAACGGCGAGGGCCAGCAGCTCGCGCTGACGATGGCGAAGCGGTTTGCCCAGAACTTCGGTACCGGGTTCGGCAGCTTCGTGTTCAGCGGCGGTTGC